ATCGTTAAAAGTCCATCTTTTTCCACTTTTGTCTCTACCACTTTATATCGAGATAGAAATGGAAATATTATTACATACCACGCTTCCCAAATGGAGTTTATGACCGGTTTGGATAACGAGTGCTTACAAGAAGGAGAAACTCCGAGGAATCCTTTTGACGGATACAAAGGGATAGGAGAAAACTTTTTTGGCATGTGTGGTAGTCCCGTAATAGATGTACATTCTAAAAATTCAGCTATTTTGAGCATACATGTAGGAGGAAATGTTGCTTCTCGTATTTGTGTCTCTCAAGCAATTAGTTACGCTGATATTAGAAAAGGCATCAGTAGTTTTTGTGGTAAAGAAGGTATTATGAAGCAAATGAGCCCGGTACTTAGAGCTTACGGGAAAGTACTGGAAGTTTCGGAACCGTATAGAAATAATCCTTTTTATGGCAAGCGGCTCCCCAACGTAGAATTGTTAGGCTCTCTGAAGCAAAGAATTACTCCGGTATCTAAAGTGGTTTATACTCCTATAGCAGAAGATGTACGAAAATCGTTTGAAATTGATTTTCGGTGGTCGGCACCTGATTTTAAATTTAACAACGACAAGCGACATGGCGTTAATAGCTTGATACGGTCTATAAGCTCCAAGCCTGTGTTTGTACATAATATAGAACTGGGTAAAGCTGTCACCGATTATTCGATTATGATTCGATCCGCTTTTAATTCTCACAAAGATTTTTGGAAGAAAGAGATTCGGTTATTAGATGATTTTGAGATAGTTAATGGAGTACCTGGAAAGAAGTTCTTGGGAGGAATGAAGATGAATTCTAAATGTTCGCCTTATCTCCCTGGAAAGAAAAGTGACCATGCAATTTTGGAGGATGGGTACTGGGTTTTGGAACCTTATATATGGGAAGAATTTGGTAAAAGAGAGTCTATTGCAAAGTCCGGAGAATTCACTCCGGAATTATGTACTCAATCTTTGAAGAATGAGGCTACTCCAATTGAAAAAGTTGAGGCTGGTAAAGTTAGAAGTTTTTTTATGTATGATATAGCCACACAAATGCTCTTGAGGAAGTATTTACTGACTACATGTAGGTTTTGGTGTTTAAACACATCAAAAACTGAATGCGCTGTTGGCATAAATCCTCATAGTACGGATTGGGATACTATGTATGCAGAACTTCAGACATTCCCAAATATAATAGCGCTAGACTTTAAAAACTTTGATTTAGGTATACCTTATGAGGTGTTTAAAGAAGCTTTGGATATTTTGTTTATACCTTTGGAAATGTCGCACGAATTTAGTGTAGAGATGTCACGTGTAGTGTCAAATATTAAACACTTATTGTTGAATACTTTGTGTGATGTTGGTGGTGAGTTAGTGGTGTTGATAGCAATTTTGGCTTCAGGTACCAACGTGACTTCTATACTTGGTTGTATTATAAATGCTATTTATAATAGAATGGCATATTATAAAATATACCCAAATATAAGAGAATTGTTTGCTGCATATGTTTGTCTCCGTACTTTTGGAGACGATGTAGTTGGAAGCGTCCATAAATCTCTTTTTAAATTTAATGTTAAGAATATGATTTCCGCTTTTAATGACATGGGTATTAGAGCTACTGATATGCATAAGCAGATAAATTCGAAAGTAGAATTCTATGATGTAGGAGTTGTAGAATTTTTAAAAAGAACAGGTGTATATAATGCAGACTTTGGTTTTGTGGTAGCTCCACTATTACTAAAAAGTATGTTCAAAATGCTCTCGTGCCATATTCCTTCAAGGTCGATGAGCATAGAAGCCATAACAGGTCAGTGCGTGGATAATTTCTTATTAGAAGCTAAGTTTTTAGGAAGGTCTAAATATGAGGAATTTAGGGAGAAAATATCAGCTATAATGGTAAAACATCAGTTGACGCATTACTGTTCGAATCTTGACAAAGATTATGACCAAATGGTTTCAAATTGGAAGGAAAAATATAAGTCGGAAGGACAGATTACCAAGTTGACACAAAAAGATCGGATGTGGATATTTAGGCATTTTTTCGGCTTCAATTCTGATCGCAAAACCTGGTTCGGATGGACCCAAAATAATAATAATAAAAATAAAATAGAGACAAGAACTCCCGGTGTCTTAAAAGGAGAAGTCGTCGAGGAAATGACGCAAATTTATAAACAGTCTTCTGAGAATGAGACTGAAAAACAAAAACAGCAAGTCCTAACTTTTATAGGCCCTAAAGAAGATGATAGCTTGGTGGTAGGCGGTGAAATGCCACCTGCTAGAGATTTTTCTAATGATACTTCTATAGCAGAATTTTTAAAAAGACCAGTAAAGATAGCGACTTTTGAATGGGGTGCTAGTCCTTATCATACTGAGATTGATCCTTGGGAGTTACTATTGTCAAATAAGGCGATATCCAATAGGATGTGTAACTACATGCTTTTTAGAGGAAGATGTAAGGTTAAAATTTTAGTTAATGGAAATCCTTTTTATTACGGAAGAATGATGGTGTCATACGTACCATTTTATACTAGAGATTCTTTCATGCCTAAGACTAACCCAGTTTTGGCATCGCATGAGAGATCCCTAATAACACTATCTCAGTGCCCTTCTATCTATATTAACCCTACTAGTTCTACCGGAGGAGAGATGTCACTGCCTTTCTTCTGGCACCAGGACTACATAGAACTAATCGACAATGGTCAAGATAAGGAATTAGGTCAGTTGATATTTAGGCAGATGGTGCCGCTTAAACATGTTAACAGAGACATTTCAGTAACTCTAGATAGTATAACCGTTAATGTCTTTGCTTGGTTTGAAGATGTTGATGTGCAAGCATCCACTCAGGGCAGACCTCAGGGAATATCTGCTCAAAGTAGCAGGGAAGATGAGACAGTTAAAAAACCGATTTCCCAGGCTGCTACTACTGTAGCTAGTCTGGCTAAGGTAGCTGGCGAAGTACCTATAATAGGTCCATATGCCAATGCCGTTGAAAAAGCCGCAACTCTTACTTCCGCTGCAGCCTCATCTTTAGGCTACAGTAAGCCGGAAGTTATCACTGAACCTAGTATGTTGGTTCCAAAAGCTGACGGCTACACCGCTAGTACTAATACAGTTAGTGATTGTTTTAAAATATCTACGGATATTAAACAGGCTATCACTATAGATCCGAGAACAGTCGGCTTAAAGCCTAGAGATGAGTTATCAATTTCTTACATTTCTCAAATAGAGTCATATTTTGGTAGTTTCGTTTGGTCGCCTAGTCACAATCCTGAATCTGTTAGATATTCTACTCGCGTAACTCCAATATTATTTGATGAGGATACAGTTTTCAGGTCATATATGACAGCGATGTGTGGTGCCGCTGTGCCATTTACTTACTGGACAGGTGATTTAATTTGGAGGTTTTCGGTCGTATGTTCGGATATGCATAGAGGGAGATTAGTTATTGTATATGATCCTTTCTCTGGCTATACTACTAGACAAGATAATGCTGCTTATACTGAGATCATTGACATTTCAGAAACTAAAGATTTCGAAGTTAGGATTTCTCCTCAACAAGCTACTTTGTGGAGGCGTATTCCTGAAGAATGGAACTCCATCGTCAACTATAATGCTAGTGGGGGTGTTATGTCGAATAGCGACCATGGTAATGGTGTGTTGACTGTTTATGTATTGAACAAACTTACAACGCCGACGTCTGACCCAACATTGAATACGGATGTGAGAGTTCAGGTATATGTTAGAGCTGGAGATAACTTTAGAGTGTCTGCTCCCTCTCGCAATATTAGTAGACATTCTTGTATCGCACCTCAAAGTTCTAAACCATCGGATGAACTAGTCGCCCATGAAACCTCTTATGATGGCAATCTTGACAAACTATATATGGGTGAGAGAATTGATAGTTTTAGGAATTTGCTAAAGCGTCCGTCTCTATACCAAGTTATATTTAGGGATATAAGCGGACCATATAGTAGGGCTATTTACTATCAACATGTTTTTCCTCAGTATAGGGGGGGACCTGGCGACGTGAACTCTACTCTGGAAGAAGGGAACTTTTTAGTGTTTACGTTGCTAAATCATATCATGAGCGCTTTTGCAGGTTTTCGTGGCTCCATAAGGCACAGAATGATTATAACTGATCCTGATGTAACGTATGCTTCTTTGGCGCGCGATTATGAAAATGTATCTGATACGTGGTCAAATCATGCTAAGCCCACTACGCGCCCTACTGCGAATTCTTTCCAGCAACACTCTTCGCCAGCAAGAGCTGCTCTCATGGGAGCAGCATACTGCGTACCCAAGGTTAATCCTGTGTTGGAAGTGAGTTATCCTTTCTACAGTCAGAATAAGTTTATTAGAGGTAGGCCGAAGGTGGTGTCTGCGAGTGAGTATTATGAGAAGTCCGCATTGTGCCTTACGTATCAAAATGCGAACAAAATTGATAATCAAGTGGTTGCAGACCATTTTATATCTGCAGGAGAAGATTTTACGTGTTTCTTTTTCTGTGGTTGGGCCCCTTTGTACATGAACGAAACGGGGTAGTTATTAAGCAC